ATCTTATTAGTGAAGTATTGAACATGGCTATTAAAATAGTTAATGTTTTTAAATCCTCCTTACTTGGAGGTCTACCAATCACTCTTATGAGTGGTACACACAAGCCCTTTGATAGTTGGATGCAAAATGTTCTAGCTATCTCTTCTTTAGAGTTTCAGGGTGAATTTAAGGCTAATCAAATAAATTTACGAAAACTCAATCAATTGTACATGATGGGACTTGAATTTTCTTGTTCTAAAGATCTGTCATTAAAGGATCGCATGATACAAGACGCATTACAAACATGTATGCGTCAACTTACCCGAATTTTAAATAAATTTTCACAAGTACATTTGGATGTTGATGGTCCAAGAATGATGCCTCTCGCTTTCTTCTTTTTAGGAGGAACTGCCGTTGGGAAATCGTACCTCCTTCAACCATTTTTTATTCAATTGTTAACCCGTTTGCGGAAGGAAAAATTATTAGATTTTTGTGACCTGGGTATGAAATCCCAAATATATACTAGAGCCATAGGTGGCGAGTATTGGGAAGGTTACAATGGACAACCCGTTTGTGTCTTTAATGAAGCTCTTCAAATTAAAGAACAGTTCTTGGAACGTTCTGAAGCAGCCGAAATCATGAATTGCAATGATACATGGGCTTTTAATTTAAATATGGCCGCATTGGAATCTAAAGGATTAACGTTCTTTAACAGTCCAATAACAGCATGCACTTCAAATTTCCAAAAACATTATGATGCATCACATTCACCACAAGATATCATTGAAAGTATTCGATGTTCTGCTGCTTTTTGGCGCAGATTTACTTATATTGTAGAAGTAAATATAAAAGACGAATATGCAATGACTGATCAATCTACTGGAAAGAAAACCATAGACAAAAGCAAATTAGTTGGTGGACCTATCTTTAATACAGATATATATGAATTTCATATATATAACTCTGATATGGTTAATAGAGGAGAAGAGAAAATGATAGTTTCTTACCAACAACTTTTAGATATGTCAGTAGAACAATTTCGGAGGAGATTTAATGATTATACTCAACATAATGAGTATATGGCTACCCTCTGGGATGATCCAGATAGTGATGAGTTTGATTTTAATCGGGAATCATCAAAAATGATGGATGTGAGTTCCGAATTTCGTGAAAACGTTGAACATTCTTACGATTTGTTGGTAGCACAAGGTCTCATTGAAGTTAGTCGAGTAGATCGGAGTAATATAACAACATATATCAACTGTGATGATGATGATAAATCATTGTTTCAAAAGTACTATGCCATTCTTGCTCAAAAGAAGAATGACTTGTTGATATATGCTAGCTGGCTTAGTGCCGGTGTATTGCAACAGATTGAAGATAAAACTAGCTTTATTTCTAAATTTCATGATAATTATTTGCCAATTAAGTTGAAATGGCAATCTATGAAATGTAGAATAGAGGCATCTATGAGAAAGTATCCAAAGCTCACCTTTCTCTTAAACATTTTTAATTCTGATCTTTTTCAATTTTCGATGAGCTTGTTGGCACTAGGATTAGGTGCTTACGCGACCAAGCATTTATGGTCGCTTCTTAAGGGATTTTTCTCTTCAGCAAAAGATAAAGCGAAGAGATTAATTTCTTCTGTGACTAAAGATAATCCATACCAGCAACAAGAGATATATATTGCTGATGAATCACAGAAAAATGTACCTATATTTAAGAACTTCCTTACACAAAGTTGGTTTGAAAAAGGAGCTACTTATGCCTCTCCAATGGAATTACAATCTGGAGACAAGAATAGTGATGACATGTTGCGTAAAGCAATAACAAATAATTCATTTTGTATAATGTCACCTTATTCTGGTATAAAAGTAGGAACTCTTCTTTTTCTAGAAGGAGATATCGCAATCTTAAATCGCCATTATATAACTTGGTTTGATCAAGAACTTTCTGGACAGTTAGCTCTTCCTCTTGATACTCAAGTGGAATTTGAGGCTCCTTTTAGAAAGGAAGGTACAAATAAATTCTCTATTTCCTTATCTTATCTTCGTGATGAAAATAATTATTTTGTTTTTTCAGAAGATATGGATTTGGTAGCAATAAAGATGCCCATACAATGGCTTATGCCATCTATAGAAAAATTCTTTATTGATGAGAGTAAATTTGATAACCAGAATCAATTTCAAGCTGTACTCGCAGTTCTTAATGGTGCAAAAGGTATAGATAAGTATTACACCAAAGCTAAAATATATGGGAATCTTAAATCCTCATATAACAAATACACTGGCAAGTATTTACACTCTAAAGCCATAGCTTATGTTGCGAATACCGTTCAAGGAACTTGCGGATCCTTATTAGCGTCTAGCAACAAACATATATCTGGAGGCAGAATATGTGGTGTCCATATGGGAATGGATGAAAGTTACGCTTATGCGGTTCCCATATATAAAGAGACTGTTCAGTTCATTCTCGCCCATTATAATAAGTTAAAGGGTATCAAAACTGAAGAAGTTGATGATATAGATTTATCTAAGATTTCTAGTAACGTTCTCACGGTTCAATATAATGAATTTCCTTTAACAGGAAATTTTGAGGTTGTTAAACAAGATTTAAATGAACAAGTGACACTTGCTTGTAAATCTAAGATAAAAAGATCCGTACTTCATGGCCTTTGGGGCCCTTCTGTTATGTCAGTTCCAAATCCGTTGGCCAATAAAACTCTTCCAGATGGTTCTCAGATTAATATAATGAGATATCAATTGAATCAATATGGTGAAACTCTCCCTCCGGGAGATATGCCATCTATTGAAGAGGCTGTACGTATGGTTGGACACCATATCAACAACAATAGTGACAAACCTAAAAAGTGGCAAGTGCTTGCTCTTCCTATAAGAGAAGCTGTTTTAGGTTTCGCTGATAATCCATATGCCAAACCAATCCCTCGAAATACCTCAGCAGGTTATCCCTGGTATAAAATGTCTAATTCAAAAGGCAAAACTGAGTGGTTTGGAGAAGATGTTCTTTATGATTTGTCTTCTAAGAAGATGCAAGAAATGATAAAAGTTGTTAATGAAGAGATAGCTAAAATCTTGCGAGAAGAACATGTTGAATTTTGGTTTATAGACTGTCCCAAAGATGAAAAACTTTTAGTTCAGAAAATATTAGAGGGTAAACTACGTTTATTCTCCATATCTCCACTAGATTTAACTATAATTTGGAGAATATATTTTCTTGGATTTCAAGTATGGTTGACAGAAAACAAAATTCGAAATAGTATAGGTGTCGGCATGAATGTGTATTCCGCTGAATGGGATACTATGTACCGTATATTGAAGTCATATGGTATGGAAAATGGATTCAATGGAGACTTCTCCAAATTTGATAAACGTCAACTTGCTACAATTATTGACGCAATTTGGAAATGGTATGTTGGCCCTTGGTATGAAATTAATTGGGCACATCACCATAAAGAAAACGATATAGGGTATGCTCAAGCTCGAAAAGAGTTTGAAGATGCACAAAAAGTTCGTGCGTATTTGTGGTATAAAATGTCACACTCAGAGCATATATTTCTAAGTTGGTTCTACAAATGGGTTCAATCACTACCTAGTGGTCACCCTTTCACAATTTTTCTTAATTGTCTAATTAACTTAGTCTATCTCTGTTATGCATGGATACGTTCGCGTCCACCCTCGTTTAAATCTACATCTCTTTTTGAAAAAGTAGGTGTAGTCGTCTACGGTGATGATAATATAGGATCCGTAGATGACCAAGTTAAGACTTGGTACAATCCTACAACGATGCAAAAGCATCTATTGGAACTTGGTCAACAATTTACTTCCACTCGTAAAGATAGTAGTATAATGGCATTTGAAAATGTTCAGAATCTTACTTTTCTTAAACGAGCTTTCCGATATGATGATCACGTATGTCGTTACGTGGCACCGTTAAATATAACCTCTATTTTGGAAATGCCTTATTGGACTAAGAGGTGCTCTTTTGCAGAGCGTATCACCCAAGACAATGTTGATACTGCTCTCATGGAGCTGTCCCTTCACGGACGTAAAATGTGGAATCAACACGCTCGTAAAATTCTTACAGCGTCCAGTGAATATTTAGGATACTATCCTAAACATTATCACTGGGAATCGGCTCGCAACTTTGCTTGCAATTTTGAGCCGTATCATTAGGTTCCCTAATATATACACATTCCCTAGCCCTTCCTCAATTTCTGTATTCGTGGTTCATAATAATAAGGATTACCTGACCCGAATAATGTCCGTAGATCCTCAATCTCAGGATATTCAACGCGATTTGCTCGTTGAGCATGTTGATGTACCTGAACGTGTCGTCCAATATGACGACGAAATCCAACTTCCAACTCCCCTCGTATCCTCTATTAGAGACGGGCGAGAACATGATATTAAATCTTTTGTCAAACGACCAATTGTCGTCAATAACGGACTCTGGTCAAGCACTTCGGGAGTTAACGTTAATCTCGCGACTCTTACTTTGCCTAATAATTATCTATTACATCCTATGGTGTATCAGAAAATTAAGGGGTTTCTTACCTTTAAAGGCACAGCGATTGTTACGATCACTCTCAACGCTACAAGATTTCAGCAGGGGAGGTTAATTTGCTCATTTTTTCCACAAGCAAACATTCCAGTTTCAAATAATCGATATTTTGATGCTACTGGATTTATCCCATTGCGTACCATGCTCCCTCGTATAGAGTTAGATGCTTCATCCGACACCCAAGTCACTTTTAAAATACCTTACCACACAACTGAATTAGCATTTAATATGCTTAGTGGTGAAGGTTCTCAAGGAAATCTTGATTTGGCTGTTTATTCACCTCTTGTTATAGGGACAGGAGGAACTGATGGAGCTGAATTCTCAATATTAGTATCTTATGAAGATGTTGAGATAACATTCCCTACAGCACCTGGTGGCTTTCAAGCTCAAGGTATTACTGAAGTCAAAAGACGTGGTAACGGTAAGAATCCTTCAGATCAAGAAACTGAGGAGTATGGACCTCTCAGTGGAGCTTTTACTAGTTTAGGAAAAGCTTCAGGATATCTCGCCAAAATTCCACTTTTGTCTACAGTTTGCGAACCTACCGCTTGGTTCTTTAATGCCATTGGGCAAGGAGCCAAAGCTTTTGGTTGGTCAAAACCTTTAGCCTTACAAGAGCTAACTGCTACTGTACCAAGACCTTTCTTGAAAATAACGAATGGAACTGGTAAAGATTTTTCAAACAATCTAGCCATTTATGAAGACAATTCTGTTGCTCTATTGCCCTCATTAGGACCTACATCAGAGGATGAGTGTTCTATTCCATTTATTTGTTCTAAGAAAATGTTTCTTGGAGGTGTACAAATAACATCAGCCCAAGATGTTGGAACTACTGTTATTGATTATCGTGTTGGTTTAGGGACCTTCAATACAGTACTCCTTACTACAGCTACTATAGCAAATCAAACTGGGCAACAAATTAAAGCTATGCTACCGTGTGATTATATCGGACAGCATTTTCGCTTTTATAAATCGTCATTTGATGTTTCTCTTAAATTTGTGAAGACAGAGTTTCATTCTGGACGTCTCCTGGTTACATTTCAACCAGGTGCATCTAACACTGCTTTTATGCCAGCCACTTTGGAGAATTCCTATTACACTTATAGGGAAATAGTGGATCTTAGATATACTGTGGAACATAAGTTTACTATTCCATGGATTTCTACTTCACCATTTTTACCTTTTGGTATTCCATTTGGCAATTTAAGAATTTTTATTCTTAATGAGCTAAGAGCACCACCTACTGTTAGTTCATCAATAACTATGTTAATTGAGTTTGCTGCTCATCCTGACATTGAATTAGCAGGACCCACTTCACCTGTCTATCTTCCTTTTCCTACACTCAACACCAAAGCAACTACTGCTGGTGGAGGTATCACTTTTATTAATGATACTTATACTCCACAAGCTGGTGAGGTAATTACTAAGCCTGATGATGGTAAACCTCAACCCATGGAAATGCATGGTTTTATAGGAAATGCACGTTCACCTGGAGATAATGACTTTAGCGGATTATACGCTATAGGTGAAAGTGTTAAGTCAATATCGTTGTTAGTCAAACGACCAGCTATGCAGATGATTGCGCCTAATCCAGGCACATCTCCTGTATTTTATTTCACACCTGAATATAATTATTATGCTTATGCATCAGCATCAGCTGGTGATTTACTTGTAGGTACTGGTTATGACTACATTAACTGTTTTGCTCCAATGTATATGTATTCTCGAGGATCTTATCGTTATAAGATAGTTGATTTAGCAAATACTACACCTAGTATTGCTTATAGAGTATCAGCTAATCAAGCCATTTTTGGTATGATTCCTTCCACTAATATAGTTCCTCAAGGACAGAGTGCTACTGGTTATTTCCAAGGATCTATTTCTTTGGCACCACCTGCCATGTCTTTACCAATAGGAGAATCTATATCTTTAGGTGGAGAGATACAAGTTCCGATGTACCATAGAACATTTGCAAAGATTAATTCTTATGTTAATGCTATACAACCAACCCCTATCACCTCTCATAATCCATATTACCAAGGCAATACTTATGTGTATATAATTGCTCAAAATAGTTCAACAACTGGAACTAATAATTTACCAACTATTGGACTAATGAGATCAGGTGGAGAAGATTTTCAATTTGGTTATTGGTTAGGAACTCCTCCCGTTGTAGCTTCAGTATCGATACTGTCTACTCCTCTCACCCCATCAGTGCCTGTGGCATAGATGGATTGCTTTTCTGCGTATTTTTACCGGTTTTCGACAGAAAAGAACTCATAGTGAATCCGGATAGTGTAACTATGGGGCCCTCATCAAATGGGTTTCTGCTTGCTTATAAAATTAATAAAAGAAC